TTCCCTCTCTTATAACATTATGAAACATTTGCACTGTCTCTAGATCTGTCATTGCTATTTCTAATGCAACATTCCATTTTTTATGGTTTTTATTTTTAACTCTATATTGCGCATAGTTAACATTACCTTCACCATCAAATAAACCTGCACACCATCCAATCATTATTTCACTTTGCTCCACCCCAACTCCTTCCTATTTTAAAATCTGTCACTGAGGGCACTTTAAATTCTATAGCACTCTCCATTATATTTTTTATTTCTTCTGCATGTTTTTTATCTTTTATATTAAAACAAAGCTCATCATGTATTTGTAAAATAGGTAGATGGCCTGCTTGTGCACAATTTAACATAGCTTGTTTTGTTTGATCTGCTGAAGAGCCTTGGATTAATCTGTTTAAGGCTTTGTATGTAAAAGCTCTTTTAATATTATCTCTACCATATTTTGCTACAGCATTATCATATGTTTCAGCTTGATGAAGGCCAAAGTCTCTAGTCTCCCATTTATCAAATCTACATTTTCTACCACGTTTAGTTCTGATTACACCTTTCTCACTAGCAGTGGTCATACATCTATCTGATAACATTTTTACAAATGGNACTTTTTTATTATACTTACTTATTAATTCTTGAGCTTCTTCTTTAGACAACCCTAATAGTAAAGATAATTTATTTTTACCCATGCCATACATTAAACCGAGTCCAATTGTTTTGGCCTGTGTTCTTTCAATACCTACTAGATCAGCAACTGTTTGATGAAAATCTGCCTGACTGTTTTGATAGGCTGTAACTAATTCATTTGATCCTTCATAACCATCACCAATGCTAGCTGCATAATGAACCGTCATGCGTGGTTCTTGTTGCGAATAGTCAAAACTACCCCATTGTTGGCCCTCTTCTGGTATAAATAAACTTCTTATCTTAGGACCAAAGTCTTTGTTTCTAGCTGGGACTTGCTGTAAATTTGGGTTACTCATAGACAGCCGACCGGATACAGTTCCTCCAAGATCTGATCTTAATTGATTTATTTCTGCATGTATCCTTCCATTGACCTGGTATTTCATGATAGAAGATAAGAACGTATTATGAAATTTATTTACTTCACGAGCCTGTACAATCAAATTAGCAATCTTATGATTACAATTAACCAACCAGTTTTGAGTAAATGATGGCTCCTTTGTTTTTTCAGTACGTGGGTAATCTATTTTCATCTTATCAAAAGCTCTGGCAACTTGGCGTGCTGCCCAAATGTCTATGTCTAGTCCTGTTAATTTTTGTATTGCCAACAACAATTCTTTTTCTTGGTGCTGCATTTGTTTACGTAATTGTTCAGCTAACTCCACTTCTACTCTTACCCCTCGTTGACGCATTTTTATAAGTATAGGAATTAAATCTTTTTCAAGCTCCCAAACAGTTGTTAAACTTTGAGATTGTAGTTCTTGTTTAAATCTTTGCCACAACAACAATGTTAATCTTGCATCTTGTTCTGCATAATATCCAACATGTTCTGCGGGTAACATCCACATATCTTTTTTTGGATCTACACCATGAGCTGCCGCTGCTTCTTTTAAATCTGTCTCTGCTTTTATTTCACCTAAATAATCTAATGACAAACTGTTTAAAGAATATTGAAATCTATTTTCATCTATGAGTGCTGCTGCAATCATAGTATCTATTATTTCACCATTTACTTTTATACCGGAAGCCTCAAGCCATCCGACATCGTATTGAGCATTATGAAATATTTTTGGACAAGGTAAAGCACATATTTTTTTCATGTAAGCTTTGACTTGTTCTGGAATCATATTACCACCACCTAAATGTCCGAACGGAAAATATCCTTGCCATCCTTCTACAGCTACAGCAAAACCAACTATCTCACCCTTGTTAGTTGCCCAACCAGCACCATAACCGTTAGAGATTCCATCATCTCTTGTTTCTAAATCAATTGCTATTTCTTTTGCATTAGATAAATCTTTGTACTCTCCAGGTGTATTCCACATAGATTTTTTAAATGTCATTGATAATTGTAAACTCACTGAGTCCCTTGNATTGAGTATCGTAAAACAGTGGTCCAAGGATTAAGATCAAAATCTCTTGCACAACCTGTAAGAATTAAAATGGAAATTATAAAAATTATTTTAGTCATTCATTTTCAAATGATTTATCCTCAGCTAAATTTTTTAGCTCATAATCATAAGAACCTTTCTCGTGTTCATCAGTTATCCATTTAGCAGAATTTTCTACCGACCATTTTCTTGTACCAACTAATCTATGTATTGCAGTTTCGTGTGGATTAATACCCATTGATGGGTCATATATTTTTAATCTGTTGTTTGGTTGTATTGCAAAATTACCATCCTCTAATGCTATAACATGACCACACTTGTGTTGATCTGGTTTCTCAGAATAGCCAAAATTTAATTCGTTAAAATCTCCAGCACACCAGTCAATGGTAAAAAGATATTTACCTTTTCTTTTAATTTTTCTCCTAGAAGTATATTGCATTGTGCAGCCTGATATCTCATAAAAGGTAGTCACAGATACATTATAACTAAATGAATCCCACATTACTAATTCATCAAGAGGTAATTCTTTTACTCCTGGTTTTGTACAGAAAGCTGATATAGGAGCTCTCCACCATAAACCACCATCCTCCATTAAGAAATGAAATAGAGGTACCTGATTTGGTATTGAGCTAAAACCAAATACTCCTACCTCGAAATATTTGTCATGAGAATCTTTTTGATCTCTAAGATAGTTACCTCTTACATAACACTCAATGATTGGTATGTTTGCATTTAAATAAGCCATTATAATTTTTTTCTAAGTTCTTTTATATATTGTTCATTTTCTCTTTCCTCTGCACTTTTTCTATTTATAATATAATATGCAATGAGTGCACCAATTAATAAACATCCCATACTATAAAAAAACATTCCTACACCTAATGCTGCTGTCATTTCTTATCCTGTAATTTTTTTATTTCTAATTCACAGTAATGAATTATTTTTTGCAAATCTTTTATTTTATCTTTTTTCAAATACCTACAAACATATTTCACAACACACCCTTGGAAGAATGATAAATTATTTTTTGAAATAAATTCATACGGTTGTATGTGAAAATTTTTATAATGGGCACCACCTATTTGTTTGTCTTGTGGTCTTATCGAATCAAATATACTACTATCTGTCATTTTTCTCCTGGACATAAATTAAATAATCTGTTCCAATTGGGTAGTTATATTTATAGTCAGTTCTTAATAAATGTAAAGTTTTTCTTGCTCTAGTTGAACCAGTATACCAAACTTTTTTTTCGTTTATTTTTTCTTCTCTACTCTTAGTATTATAATGTGATGGGTAATTACCTTTACTGTATAACACTACATTGTTAGCTTCACCTCCTTTGACTGAGTGTATTGTGTCAATCGTGATCCGTGGATCTTTATCTAATTCTGCTTGACCGTATCTTCTTAATAATCTAATAAAATGTCTTACTTGATTTGGTTTAAAGTTACGTCTCAATATCCAAAACCAATGTTTCTTTTTNTCTTTGTCTTCTAAATCTAAACCACACCACTCTTTTAATTCAGTAAAGTTATATTCTCTACAGTCAGGTTCCTTCATCCAAAACTTATCGAATCTATATTCTGGTTTCACTAACTGTCTTATAAACTGGTACATGTTTCTAGCTGAACGTTTATCTATTTTTTTATCATTACTAATGGCGGTCCAGGATTTTATTGCTAACCATTGTTTTTCATCAAAGCATTTAGTATCTTTATTATCTTTAAAATATAACCCTGCGTCTTTGGCTAACATTCTTAATTCATTTACAGCTTTATTAACTCTTCCTAATATAAACCAATCACCATCTAAGGATTCAAAAGGTATTTCTTTAAAAGATAAATAACTTCTTACATACCCGTCAGCCTCTTCATGTTCATAATCTTTTTCTTCACTATCTAATATTCCTCTTCTAATTATCTGAGAAAATTTATATATAGCTTCACCAAACCTTCTTGTTTTTCTAAGCTTTACTTTTCGACCAGGAAAAAATTTAGTAAAGTATTTTGAATCAGCACCATTCCATTTATATATACCCTGGTCATCATCTCCAGCTAAATATATTCTATCTACCTTATCTGCCATCTTATAAATTACGGACCATTGTAGTGGAGTGAAATCTTGAGCTTCATCTAGTATCAATACTTTTAAACTTGGAAAGTCTACTTCCTTGATTGTTCTTTCAATCATATCATCAAAGTCAATAAAAGATCTTTCACCACCACCTTGTTTGTAGTGTTCATAAGTTGAAATTTTTCTGTGAAATACAACTAACGAATCTTTTTTATAACTTTCTTTTTTATATGCTTCTTCTGGATCTATTAATAAATTTCTAGCTTTACTATAAATACCTAATGACCAATCTTTATAAGTAAAGTTATCATCAGCTAATCTAGTATCTGATGTTTTTATAATCTTAGTTTGTAATGCGAAATCTATGGTGCAATGTTTAGGGTCAAATACTTCTTCACTAAAGTATCTCCTGCAATATGTATGTAATGTTTTAAATCTTAAAAAATCTTCTGATGAATAATTAGGAAAAGCGTCCATGGCTCTATTTACTGCGGTGTTAACTGCTTTGTTTGTAAAAGATAGATAAGCTATTTGTTGGGGAGGCACACCTTTTTTCATATGACCCTTTAAAACTTTTTCTATAAGTGTATGAGTTTTACCTGTTCCTGGTGGTCCAAATATTTT